CTCTGAGATCCTGCTCACAGTTAACATAGCCTTGAAAGGTGTCTCGAACCCTGTCATCACTGCAGGGAATGAGAATCTTCGAGTAAAGCAACGTTAGTTGCCGCACAGCGAAGATGGAATCCTTACTTGGTTCTGCTAACAGAACACCACTAGAAGCATCGAAAATCTGATCGAGGAAACCCCTTAGAAACAGGGGGAGACCACCCTTCCTACGGAATCCGTAGAAAGAGTTGCGATCAACCTTGGAAGCCTCCAAACAATTCTCAAAATCCTTCCCAAAGGAAGGCAGAGTGATTGTAAGGAAGGACATTCCTTCATTTTCGAAGCGACTCTTAACTTTTTTGAAGTCAAGAGCAGTGCTAGTGTGACACCAACCAGCCAATTCATTGGCTAGTTCACGCCAGAGATCGAGCGTGCTTTTCATAGTCCCTCTCTATGGGGGTAACTATCACGGGCACTATCGATAATCCTCAGGCAAATACGCAGTTAATGAAGAAAAACATCACTCCATGCGTAAATGCGTACCCGCTAATAACGCGAACGCTACTAGCGACCATGTCATGTCGACATGGGGCCGTCATACGGCCGTGTCTCCACCACCTCAGAAAGATGGTGAAGATATCCATGCTAGATCTCTCCAGCAAGGAACTGCGTGATCTTGGCGCCGGAAGAAGCAGTGAGCCAGGCCAAAAAGCCATCGACTACCTGCTTCTGTTCGACAACGGTGAACCCCGTAAGGGGAACATCGCATACAAGATAGGCTCCCATACCAGCCTTGACGTTTACCCCTGCAAGCAGGGGGTCCGCGGCAATTTTGGAGGAGTCGATACGAACGACGCGACGAGTACGACCACCATAGGTGTTCGCAACCGAAAGCTTCGTAAGCGTATCCGCAGACGTGAAGCCACCGTTGTTGGTTCCGAACGAAGTTCGGGCCAGCGGGATGGCAATCGCGTTGATGGTAACTGTCTGAGGATCGGCATATGCCATAGTGCTAATATCTCCTTAGTGAGGATTAGTACCAGTTGGTACCAATCATGCGAAAAGAACTAACGTTTTGATCGCGTTAGCCCTTACCACCGTGGAAGGACGAAAGTCCAAGAGCCGCGATGATGGCTTTCTGAGCCGTCGATAACGACGAATCAGTTACGCCAAATCCATAAGGGTTAGATTGGAGTCTCTTCTTCATCTCGCGTTTGCGAGATTTAGAAGCTGCAGTGTAAGTACCTAACGAAAAGTCGGTACCAGCTGAGTGTGTCATGGTCTCGTGCGTAATGCTCGAGGACATGATATACCCATACTGCAGAACCAAGCCGTTCTGGCCTAATGCTGAGATATTTTGAACAATATCACCAGCATTTGTGAACCAGTCCAGCGCCCACGTCCAAGGAGCAGCATTGTAAATGCTAGATGGGGATGGTTTCACCCCCAGCAATTTATCCGCATATTCAGCGTAAAGCTTAGCTTTGCCGAATTGCGAATTTGACACAGGTAGATGGTACGTAAACGCACCATTAAACCATGTCTTTGCCTCCTTATAGCTGTTATATGCAGCGGACGCGTTAGCGCTAATTCCGGAATTGCCTCCACGATACAGCGTAGCTGTAAAGTTTTGGCTTGCGGAAGTAACGCTACTTGGGAACGAATACCCAACTCTGGTAGTTTTACCAGAGCCTTGTCTCAGATCACTTAGTATCTTACCGTGATTAGAGACAGCTTTCGCGAATTTCCTTATATCAGAAACGAGCGGAAGCCAACCGAACTGCATATTCAGATATTCGCCTCCTGACGCTTTAGCAGTTTTTGTCTGCTCGCGCCAAGATTCGATAACTGGTACAGACGGTATTCCATCACTCATGCTTTCACCTATAAAGGTTACGGCATTAAATGATGGATTAGTGGGTATAGTTCGAGCAATGCTTGTTGCCCCTTTGACAGTCATTTGACTGTCAGTTTCGGCATCAGCGTGGGAAGCAGAGGGACCGCCTGAGAAGACGGTATCTGAAAACTTGAACTTACCAGATGTGACTTTTCCTAGATTATAGGACCAGACATCTCTGATAAGCAACCAAGGCCCACCGACATCTTTACCACTTCCTAAATTACTTAGGTTGTGGGATATGGTGTCAGATCGCTCAAATCCTCCTGACAGCAGAGTATCTGCTACATGGACGCCGTTATTAAAACCTTCGGCGACGGGGCCGGCTATGGCACGATAATCTGTGCCCATTGTTTATAAGCCTTTCTCGTGGATTTCCAACTAGCTATGGATTAAATGCAACTTTAAAAGTCACACTAGCGTGGCAGGGGCTTTCGGG